CGATGGCGCAAGACGCGGTGAAGCCAGTACTTTTAGAACACTACGAAACTCACGCTCCAACCGAGCCCGAGTCGGATTATGAGCACAGCAGTCGGCCTTACAAATTTCCTAACCGTTCGCGACTCAAACAACCGCGTTCAGCATCGTTACCAAAACAGCCAACCAGGCGAAACCGTCACAAAAGACGGGAAAAAGTTCCAGTACCTGTCCTTCATCTACCAAGGTGCCGCCAAAAACCGAACCGGCGACAACATGGAAGCCCAGCTAGTAATGGCGAACAACCGTATTTCAATGTCGCGAGGGCATGAAGCCGTGGCTGAACGCTGGAATATCGAAGTCTCTACCTGCAGCATGAAGCTGCCGGAGTTTACGGTGGCACGCACGCTGACAACTGAATTTTGGATTGCAGCTTCGCTGGTCTACGACTTTGAAACTGTCGAGATTACGCTAAGTAGCAGCATCGATGCCGTTGGAACATCCGTACCACATCGCGTACTAACTTCTTCTGCAGTCGGCGCTTTACCAACATCCGGACAGATTAGCAACGTGTGAATCCGTATCAACTAATCGGTATGAAGTTTCGGCTGGGCAGTGATCCAGTCAAGCATGGCACCGCAGACTGCCTTTCATTGGCTCGTACAGTCCTTAATTTTTACGGTATTTCGTCAACAGAACCCTGCCGTGACTGGTATCGACGATTAAGAAAGAAGGATTATTCAGTGTTTGAGGAAGAACTGGAGCGTTGGGGGCAAAAAACCGATGAACCTACAATAGGCACAGTCGCGCTATGCCAAACCGATGAAGGTTATTGCATGGCTGTTTATTTCGAAGGCGGATGTCTAAGTTTCGTCGGGTCGGCGGTGACATGGTCCCCCATCGAAAACCTGCAGGTCGTCGCGTTTTACTGCAGTACGAAGCCGACCTCTGCAACGCAGTCGGGATAACTGAGGAAGAGTATTGGTTTTTTGTAGATCAAGCAACGGCATATAACGGCCAACGTGCAAAAGAGTATGACCTAATCCCAGATGTTCGTAACGATCCTGTAACTATCGCCATCAACCTTGTCATAGGCATTGCGCTGACATACATCAGCACTCTGCTAGCACCAAAACCAAAGCAGCCTCCAGAACAAAAACGTATTAAGACTGAAGACGCGACCGGCATCAGCCGCTTTGCTCGATCAGATTCGTTTAACAGCGTTCAAGAATTAGCAACAATTGGATCGACCGTTCCACTTGTTTTTGCAGCAACCGGCGTCCGCGTCAGTTCTCAACTGCTCTGGTCACAGCTTATTAGCCGAAAAAATTATCAAGAGCTGCGGGCTGTCCTTCTTTACAGCTACGGAGAGCTTGCATCCAAACCAGATTTTGAAGGTTTCGCTATCGGCGACACCCTGCTGAAAAACTTTCCAAAAGGAAAACTAGCCCTTTACTTCAGCAAGGGTGCTGGTAGCAGCAATCGCATTTCAGAAAGCGGCGGGCAACGTTACTCAGAAGGAACTCTCCGAAAGGTTGATCAAGACTCACAAGATGTCATGTCAGTCTGGTGGCATGAAGACAACGACTGGAAAAAGTATTTTTCTGGAACACGCACTCCTGGAACGCAGGTGGAGTTCGGCGTATTTGCTCCAATTCCTAATGGAAGTCAGTACAAGATCAACTATGAACTTGTTTTAGTTCAAGATAATCTCAAAGGTGACTCAAAAAACTCTGCAAAAGAAAAGAAACGAAAAGTTGCCGCCGAATTCGCCTCTAGAGCCGGTGTTTATCGCGTTACAGGAAATGGCAATAATATGTTTTACGAAATTAGCGCTGCCGAAGAACAAACAGGCGATTTTACACACAACAAAGTAGAAGATGTTAAACAGTCCGTGGAGCGTCGTCGGATTGATGCCGATGAAATTTTATCTATAGGCGAGCAGTACCTCTATAACGGGTGCATTTACATCTGCACTGCGCAATCTACAGAAGAACCCTGGCGCGTTGGTGGACCGAATAAACGATATACCCTTGTGCATGAGGAAACAATTCACGGCAACAAACCGGGCAATTTTAATAATCGGAGCGCTATTAATTTGAAGCGTCTTCCTCACGACACAGTTATACCACTGCGCGTTGCAATCGGCGCAGTAACCAATAACCGTGATTGTGAAGCTACTGAAATTGGCATCAAATCAACTGTTTGGCGGCGTATTAACGGTTTTGCGAACGTAAACAGTCAGCCAAGTCAGTCTGTGATTCAGGAGTTTGAAGACGATAACGGCAATATTCAACTGGGCAGCATGACTAAATATGTGCGCAGAGTTTCTTTCTTTAAGTTGTATGCCCGTGAGATTAACTCAAACACTTGGAGGGACATAACAGTCGATGCTTCTGGGCAAGCCACATTCTTCTGTATTGCAGGCCAGTCAACCCGTGAGCAGTACAACTCTATTCGTATCTATACACCCAAAAGAGGTCAATTTGAGTATCGGGTGGTTCCGTTTGGAGGCAACTTTGTTTTACGGCACCTCGGAGCAAACCGTCCTGCAATCCTGCTAACCGGTTACAACGGGCAACCACAACGCGACCAGTACAACGCCACTACTAACGGCTATCGATACGTTTGTTATGGCCGAGAGCAACGTCTTACAGATGCGTTTGTCAACAACCTTGAGTTTTTTATAGGTGAGGCTGCTCAAGCTGCTATTGGCCAAGTAAGTGGAACGAACAGAAATCTGTGGGGAACAATCCCAGGCAGTGTGCAGTTTGTGCCTATACCATTCGAATTTGACGAAGGTATTTATGAATTTGTAGCAAATACACCCACGTTTCAAGGGGATCTAACCCCCACACGTTTATCAGGCACTGGTTCGGGTCTTCGAGTAAACGTGCGCTACTGGTCAGCAGGAAATGTTGTGCATTTTACAATAGTAAATCGAGGCGCAAACTACGCAGTTGGTGACCGTCTTCGCATAACAATTCCTGGCTACTCCTACTCTGTAGATTTCAGCATTACACAGGTTGGCGGTGTTGAAAACATTGAAGATATTCTTTTGAGGTATAACGCAATTGCTGACTATTTTCTATACGACGCAGAAAGCGCTAGTCATCAAGACGGTCCTGAACACAGCATTGCTTACGTCAATGAGTTCCAAAAAATCAAAAAGTTCAGTTACCCGGATTTAGCTGTTGCAGGTATCAAGCTCAACAGCGGTAAGGAGTGGTCTAGTTTTGCCGACGTATCTGCCTACATCAGGCAAGGAATCAAAATTCCAAGACTAACGATTAACAATGCAGGCAACGTGGTTGTCGGATCAGCGAGAGCTTCAAACAACTTTGCTGAAATTGCCTATGCCCTACTTACCGACAGCAGGTTTGGTGCAGGCGAAACGATTGGCGCGAACCAAGTAGCAAAAAGGGATATGGCCATTGCAGCGGAATACTGTAGAGCCAACGGGTTTGCCTGGGACGGCGTCGTTGCAGAAAAACAAAACCTACGGGAATTTATTTTTGTGAATGCCGGCTACAACCTGCTTGACTTCACAATCAAAGGAGGCCGATTTGGTCTGTTCCCGTCTTACCCTTACAACTCAAATTACGAAATTAATACAAATGCAAGTGTAAGGCCGCTAATTAAAGCTTTGTTTACTGATGGAAACATGCGAAACATGAAAGTTTCTTTTTTAACGCCAGAAGAACGGCAAATGTTTAGAGCAACGGTTGTTTATAGAGAGGACGTTGTAAACGGATTTGGCGAAAAACATTCAGTAACCTTAGCTCTTGCTGAGGGCACGACTGATCAACAGGAGGCACTCCCTGAGGAAACTTTTGACATGAGCGGTTTCTGCAAATCTAGAGAGCACGCTCGCAAATTTGCAAAACAAGCCCTGCTGGTTCGTCGATATGTCGACCATGGCTTGCGTTTTGAAACTACACCGCAGGCAGCAATGGCTCTAGAACCTGGCGAATACTTCCGTGTAGTCAGCGAAGCTACTCACACCAGCCGCTTCCAGACAGGCAGCATCGGACCAACCGGCACCATCGTTTCTAAAGACAGTCTTGCTGACGGCAGCTACAGCGTGTATTTCTGGAAACCTGGTACGACAGTCGTTAATACCACGACTCTCACAGTCCACAATGGCCAAGCCGTGGGAGCAGCTCTCCGTGGCACGGTTTTCAGCATCGCAAACAGCACAACAGAGAATCGCGTCTACAAAGTTGAAACGCTGCAATACGCCGAAGACGGTCTTGTTGAAATCAGTGGTTCTTTTGTACCGCTCAGAGATGACGACAAATTCCAGGTTTTAGACTGGGACGAGAGCAACTTCGTGAACCTGTAAAAATGGCTGCTCGCCTCTTCCCAGCACTCGCCCCTACGAGCAGAACGTTCACCCCTGGAACGTTTCCACAAACAGTTTTCGAAGCGCAAAACGGTGCTACTACCGTAATGCGTTACAGCAACAAGCTTGTCAATACAAAGCTGTCGCTGACTTTTGCAAATATTTCCGACGCGCAAACCGAAACTATCATCGCCCACTACGTAAACGTCAATTCAGATTGGGATCACGTTACTTTTACCGGCTCAAGAGGATTACAGGGAATGGGCTCAGGTTTGCGGGCGCGTAATGAAGGAGAGCCTGACGGTTTACGTTGGCGTTATATGGAACCGCCTCAGGTTACTAGCGTGCAACCTGGTATTTCGACGGTGCAGTGTAAATTCTGCGCCTATCTAGACGGCTAGAATTGAGTCACTGGCCACTTATCGGCACGCACCATGGCGATTTTTTCGGGGCAGGACGGAGTCCTCGTTTTTAACGGGCAGACACAGGTGCGCGTCCGCAACTGGTCCGTTACCTCCAACGTCGACACGCTGGAAACAACCGATTTAGGTGATGACGCTCGTGAATATAGAGCCGGGTTGAAGACAGCAACGGCAACCGCCACAATTATGTATCACGATGACAACACCACATTGCGAAGTATTCTTAGCACTGCAATTAGAACTACTACACCTACCTCCCATCGCCTAGAACTCCGCTGGGACAACAAAGATCTTGACTTCAACGCTTTTATTACGAGCGTCAACATCACCTGCAGCGTCGGCGAAGTGATGACCGCTGATCTTAGTTTCCAAATGACCGGCGACTATCAGTCTATTGATCTCTAATGGCAGTTCTCCTTGGCGAGATCGGCAAAGTTGAACTAAAGAGAGTCAGCGACGACTTCAACATCACAGGGGTGGTACGCCCCTCTGACGTCAACGCAACTCGAAACCGTTTCAGCTTTATTTTTCCGACCGGCTCGCTGGTTTCAGGAGACCGCGTCGAAATCCGCAACACCGACGGCACTAACCTTGAGTTCGTGTCTGCTTCGGCATGGCCAGACAACACTAAGCATCCTGATGGTGCTTTTTACGTACATGTAGATGAAGCAGGGGG